GCCGTGCCCTCGGGGCGAATCCACTGCGGATTGTCGGAGAATCCCGCGTAGGCGTACAGAATCTCTTTGCCGTCGGTGTCCTTTGCAAAGACGCCGATTTCCTTGACGAAAAAGCCCTGCGTCACGCCGATGCTGGAAACGGTGACGACGATTTTCGCCTCGCCGTTCTTCGGGTTGTCCACGCTCTCGATGGTGGCGTTTTTCAGCTCATGCACGAGGGCGTTGAGCGTTGCCGGGGATGCAGGAGGAGTGCCGTCGCCAACTGCGACGCGGGTAATCTGCAATGCGCCTTTCTGCGCCAGCAGTTTGCCGATAAGGGCAATGCCTTTGTTGGTGGTAATAGAACCGTCCATTTAGATACTCCCTTTCTGTGCTGTCTGCACAATGTAGTGTGTGTTCTCGATGACGCCGCAGCCGGTCCGGGCCGTGTATGCTGCGGCCGCGCGCTCCTGCTGAAATGCCGGGGCGATAGCGACGAGCGTGGTCTGCGCATAGGCTGCGCCGGTCCTTACGGTGCTCTCTGCGCTGTCCTCCCAGCCGCTATACAGAATCATGTCTGCGGCCGTTCGGCTGCTCTCAACCATGCCTGTGCGGGCGTGGAGCGCGTTCTGTGCGCTGCGTCGCTCCGGTGCAGGCAGGTCAACGGCCGTTTCGCTCGATTCGAGGACGACGGCCGCTGCGTGGAGCCCGGTCTCAAACGAGAGGCCGGGCTGCGGATGCAGGTCGATGCCAGTCCTGTCGCTCTGCGTGATATAGCTGCCGGTGCGCAGCTCTCCGGCTGCGCTCTGGCCGACAGGTGGCGGGGGTACAATGTCGTACCGGTTGCCCTCGAGTGCGTTCGAGCCAACATAGAGCCGCTCCGAGAACTCGATTTCGATGTTGGTGTATACGCCGAGGTGCGCGGGTATCTTTTTTCGTAGGATGTAGTAATAGTCGTTCTCCGGTGGCGTGTCCTTGATGTCGGACTTCACATGGATATAGACCGTTCCGCCCACAAAAGAGACCTCACAAGTACCCTCTGTAAAGGCCCGGGTGATGTCCTTGATTTCTCGCGCGCCGATGTGGTTGCCGCCGATGAAGTACGAGGCGACGAGCTTGCGCCGCGCCTCGAGGGTGCGCTTCTGGTTCAGAGGGATACCGAGGAAGGTTTCCATCTGCGCCAGCGCATCCGTGTCCATCAGGGATACGAAGTTGTTGTTGACAACAGCGTCTACGCCGTCCTCGATTTCGTCCAGCCCGCCTCCGGCTGCGCGCCAGATAGCGTCCATCTCGAAAACGTCCCGGTAGAACACCGGGTAGAATGTTTTCAGCTCCTCGTATGCGCTGGGGAATCCGTTAGGATACAGGGTTGGTTTCACTTACTGTCACCTCCCCCAAAACAAATACCTCCTCTTTTCCGGCCTCGACGTTTGCCGTCTGGCCGTTGAAGCGGAGGTTTGCGTAGTCCAGCACTCCCAAGAGGCTGTAAATCGTGTTGCCGACCGTGCTGATGCGCAGGGTGGGCGTTTCGCTGTCGTCCGTGGTGAGGTTGATGCTCTTGATTTGAGCTTTGAGGGCCGTCTGCGCTGCGCTCCTGACGCTGGCGAGGTCTCCTCCCTTTGCAAGTGTCACGGAGAAAGAGATGTTGACCCTTTTCGCCGTGGCGGATGTCGCGGTGAAGTGCGCGCCGATGTTGGCCTGTCCCTCACCAAGGCCGGTCCCGCCCGGGTCGATGTACTCCTGTACGCGCTGCACAACAGCCTCAGACGCCGGGCCGCCCTCCGTGTCAATGAGAATGCCTTTGACCGTGTTCTCTCCCGCCCAAAGGGGAACAATGCGCGCACGGCCGACGCCGGAGATGCTCTCGCACCACGTTTTGTAATGCTGCTGGTTTCCATTTTCTGCCGGTCCAGCGATTTTCTCCTGTACACGCTTTCGGAGGCTCTCGTCGTCCTCGTCGTCTGCGCCCGGTTCGAGCTCCTCGACGATGGAGCAGGCCGTGAGGCTCCGCTGCGTGTCGGTCGGCACAACAGAGGTTCCGGCCGGAATGTCGTTCGCCTCCGTTCCGGCTTTCTCCGCCTCGATGTAGATGCCGAGGGCGTCATCCTGCGCCAGCACAAAATACTGGCCGCTGCAGAAGAAGCGCGTCCCGAGCTCCGGGAGTTCCCCGTCGTACTTGATGCGGTACTTTGCCGTCGCGGCTGCCTGCCGGTAAACGGCGTATTCCTCCGCCTTGAGCGTCAGGTAATCGCCGGTCGCCGTCACCAGAAACACCATCTCGAACACCTGTTCGAGGTCTGCATAGTATTTGGCGATTTTGAAAGCGATGCCTGCGACAGCATCGTAGAAGATGCTGCCCTGCCGGAGGTCGATTCCGTCCGGCGCGCGGCTCAAAATCTCCTCCAAAACCTTGTCGTAGGTCTGGGCTTCAAACACTCTATATCACCTCCTCGACCTCTGTGGTCCCGTAAATAGTGTCCGCCGTGAAGTGGACGTTGCAGGAATCCTCGTTGAACTCAAACTCAAAGTCATAGACTTTAAGAATCCGGCCGTCGCAGAGGAGTGCATCCTCCACAAGTCTCGGGATTTCCGCCCTGATAAGCTCCTCTGTCGCGCTCTCGTCCGTGACAGTGTCCTTGATTTCGCTGCCGTACTGGTTGTCGTAGACGAGGCAGTGGAAACGCGGAGTGAGGAGTGCTTTCAAAATAAACTGGTTGACGGCTTCGAGGCCGTCAACCTTTCCGACGATGCGCCCTGTATCGAGGTCGAGCTTGTAGGTGAGCGACGGCTGCTCTTTCTCCTCCTCGATGCCGGAAATGGGAATAGGAACAAATACTCTGCTCATACGATAGCCCTCTCAAGAGCATAGTAGCTCTTACCGTCGTTGAAGCGGAGAAGGTAGACGGATTCGCCCGTCTTGAGCGCATTGTAAACGGTCAGCAGACCGCTCTCAATGGAAAAGGTTTTCAGCGAGTGGATGTGCGCGCTCTCCTTGCTGCTCTCGACCTTGTGATAGTCTCCCACGGGCTTGTCCTTATCGCCCTCAAACGGGCAGCCGACGAGGCCGGTCACTCCTCCGCCTCTGGAATCGAACAACTGGAACTTGTGGCCGTGCGCGCCTCCCACATGGGTGTTGCTGTCGATTTTGCCGTCCGCGAGGGCGATGTCTACTTTCACTTGATAGTCGGTCAGGTTTCGGGGGACGAGGAGCGCGCTGCCAGAGATTTCGAGCTTTTCGTCGTTCTCTATCTGGATGGTGAGCGGGCTCTCTTTCGTGACCGTGCCGACAACGATGCCGCCGTCTTTCGGCAGAATGGAGAGAAAGAGTTGCTTTAGGCTCGTCGCTTCATCCGGGTTCATGTGCAGCTCCTCCTATCCGATTTGACTGGCGTCCACCCATCCATAGACGGTGCTCTGCTTGTCCGTGTGGATGATGTGGTACGGGTGTTTTGCGTTCTTGCTCTTGGCGATGGCGGTGATTTTCGCCGGTCCCGCTTTCGGGCTGTTGGTCGGAGACGTCGCGGTGGACGCAACGTACTGGGGACCGCCCGAAAATTGGACCTTATCGCCGACGGAGTGCGAGGTCGAGCTCTTTTCATCGCTCGCCTTTGCGCTCCGCTCGGTGTCTGTTGCCATGTTCAAGGTAAGGCGCATCGAATGGTAGTTGCCCTTGAATGTGTGGGTATCCTCGTCTACATAGTAGCTGTTCGAGATGCCGAGCGGCCTGATGATGATGCACAGGCCGACGCCAGAAATGACGTTTGCCTGCCCGAGGCCCTCGATTGTCAGCGTTTTGCTGGGGAGCTTCTGCTCTGCGAGCATGGATTCAGCCATGTCCGTGAGGTTCGCCTCCTCGGTGTTGCTGTCGGGCGTGGAAATGTCCTGCATGATACCGATGGTCTTTTCGAGCTCCGTGTCCGCCTTTTCGGCGAGCACTTTGTCCTCCTTAGACAGCAGCTTTATGCGGGTTTTCACCTTCTCGATGCTGCAAGTGTAGTCGTAGCTTATAAGGTTCCGGCCGGTTTCCACCACCCATTGCAGGATGCTGTCTTTCCGCTTTATCAAGCTCAGTTTCCCGTCGGCTGACGTCACATAATGCCTGATGCCGGTGGCCTTAAACGTGAGGCTCAAGGCGTCCAGAATAACATCGCAGGCTGTCGTTTTGGCCTTTGGTAGCTCCGAGATGACGTAGCCAGTGTCGGCCACGTCCTTGTACGGAATCTGGAATCGGTCGCAGCAGTCCTTGAAGATTTCGGACGCCTTTTTCCGCTTGTAGCAAAAGCTGTCTTTGTTGTTCGACAGGTAGATACCCACGTCGTAGGCCTTGATGGTCATGGTCTTTTTCGTGCTCTGCCTCTGCTGCATGATGATGCCGCGAAACAGCTCTGCGCCCTCCCAATAAAAAACACAGTGGTTTCCCTTGGTGACATCAATGCCGGAACGGGCGTGTTTCCAGCCGTCATCGTCGATAAGCGATACGGAAAGAGTGCGCGCCGGGGAGCCCTTTCGACCGCTCCATGTCGCGCTCTCCACCAGCTCGCTCATGTCGTAGGTGGTCTCGCCTTTTGTGACGAGGAATGTAATCTTGCTCATTGCCTCACCTCACGGGAGCTGCAACACCTGTCCGGGATAAATCAAATTCGGGTTTTTGAGCTTATCCTTGTTCAGGGAATAGATTTCTTTGTACCGGCCTCCGTCGCCGAGGGTCGATTTCGAGATGTTGTAGAGGCAGTCTCCGGGCTTGACCGTGTAGGTTTTCGCCTGCACTCGGTTGTCTGTCCGGGTGGAGCCGCCGGAGACGGTCGCAGTTCCGGTCGAGCTGACTTTGACCTGCCGGATTCTGACCTCTCTGTACTCCTTGAGCTTGATTTTGTAGTAGATGCTCCCGGGGTCGCCGCCTTTTCTGTAAGGCTGCAAGCTCTGGATAGCCGCGTAGAAGTTTACGCGCGTTCCGGTCAGGATGAGGTGCACCGGCTTCGCGCTGATTTTCCACTCGAAAAGCCGCTGCATCATCGCATCCGGTGACGACAGCATAAATGGCGTCTGGATGCCCGGAAAATACGCGGCTGGAAAAAAGCTGTCCCACGATACCTCCACGGCCGCCCGGTCCTGCAAAACGAGGATTTCGCCGAGGCCACTGATGGTGACGCTCGTGTTCTTCGTCCCGTGAGTGACGTCGAACTTCGTCGGCAGAACAGGAAAGCGCAGTTTCTCGCGCTCTCCGTTGTGCGTAATCCAGAGCTGCATGCTGCTCTCAAAAATCATAGGCGAGGTCTCCTTCCTCGAAGATTTCACCCTTGATGATGCTCATAAGGACTGGCTTTGCATGGCGCGTCAGAATGTCGAGGACGAATTCCTCATTCATGCCGCCGACGTCGATGGAGCCGCTGCCGTTGATTTCGATGATAATGCGTTTGACGGTCTCGCCAATGCTGGGCGCGTCCGAGGAGGAGGCCGGGGCCTCCTGCTGCGCGTCGCTGGCGGCCGGGGCAGTCGTGTTGACCGGGGCCTCCTCTGCGGGTGCAGCCTCCTCCGTAGTCTGCGCCTGCACCTCCGGTTCGACGTACTCAATACCGGTGGGCTGTGCATCAGAGCCCTGCCCGTCAGCCGTGAGATAGGAATACTCCTTGACGGCCTCCATACCCTCCGGCAGGTCATTCTCCGGGAGCGGGCTTGCCGTGGGCTCCGGGGCGTTCGTGGCGTTTTCCGCGCTGTTCACGGCTGCGAGGATTCTTTCGGTCTCCTGCGTGGGGAACACCTCGGACCCGCGCGCGCCGATGATAAGCTCGGGGCCTTTCTCACCGGCGATGTAGACGTCCTCCTGTGCGGACAGAGTGCCGTTCGCGTGACCGGTAACTGTCGTTGCGGTGGGTGTCGTTGTCGGCGCAGTTTTCAGGTGGGAGGCGGCTGCGTTCGCAACGGCCTCCGCTGCGCTCCCGGCCTCGCCAGTCATGGAGCGGATTGCATCACAGTAGGCCTTGATGGTATCCTGTGCTGCTTTCCGGGCCTCGTCGGTCATCTCCATGTTTTGAACCGTCTTGGACATCCGGGTCTCGATTTCGCCCATCTTCTCGTCGAAGTCGGTTTCCATCTTGGCGACGTTGTCCGCGAAGGTGTCCTTTGCCTTTTCGGTCTCCTCAAACTTGGAGTTAAACTCGGTGACGAACTTGGAGGCTGCTGCGGGCATACCCTCGGTGCTGCCTCCCAGTTTCTCGATGTTCTGGATGATGGCGTTGATGTAGCCCGCGCTTTCCTCGCTGCCGTCGCTCAACGACTTAATCAGGCCGTCATCGAGGCCGTATTCTGCGGCCTTTTTGAGGTTTTCAGAGTAGAGGTTGAGGTAGTCTGTCTGGCTCTGCATGGCCTTTTCCATGTCGCTGATGGACAGCTCAGACGAGGTTTTCATCGTGTCAAACAGACCGATTTGCCCTTCGATGCTCGTCCGGGCCGATTCATACGCCTTGTCGTAGGCCGCTGTGAGGTTATCGAGCTCGGTCTGTGTCGTGCTGACGGCCGCGCTCACGGCCTCCTCGTAGCTGACGGTCTGGTTCTGCGAATCCTCGACTGCCTGCGCGACGCCGGTCCACTCGCTTTTGATGTCGGCGATGGTCTGCTGGTTCTCGTCGTAGGCAGCTTGCAGCTCCTCGAGGGATTTCTTGTACTCGTCGATGTCGGAGGTCCATGCAATCCACGGGCTGTCCTCTGTCCAGAACCCCATACCGTTGACCCAATCGCCTGTAACATCGTCCTTCCTCATGCCGCGCCGCTGACGCTCTGCATCGAGGTTGGCCTCCGCTTCGGCAATTTGCTGCGTGAGGTCGGCCTGCTCTTTATACAGGTCAACGTAGGTCTGCATTTGCTCCGCCTTGCGCTCCTCGTCAGCCTGCGCCTTTGCAGCTTTCTCGAGTGCCTCGACGGTATCTTCCACGCTCGCGGTTACGCCGTCGTAGGTCAGGCCGAGACCCGGGACGTCGGCGTTGAGCTGGTCGATGATGGCTTTCA